GATTGTCCCATGGTGTAATGGTAGCACATCTGATTTTGGTTCAGCCAGTCTAGGTTCGAATCCTGGTGGGACAACAAACAACAACTACAACCCTCTGTTTTACAGGGGGTTTCTTTTTTATAATAAGGCTATCACACGAATTTTCACACGAATAATAAAGGGTGGTTATTACTTTATTTAATCTATATCAATCATAATGTAAATGAAAAACCGCTCAAACTTTCATCTGAACGGTTTAATTTAAAAAATCAAGTACACAATCTTCAAAACTATCTTCATTAACAAAGGTACAACCTTTAATCCCATAAACCAATATCGCTTACCTCAATATCATTACTCAAACAATCAGTATCAGGACAAACATATTTACCCGGATCAATCATATACAAACCTCCACAATCACAATTTAAAGAGATCTGATCTTTGTAAGTAGGATCAATTGTTTTTTGTTCATTACAATTATTGCAAGTGTAGATAATAGAGTTCATGCCGTACCCAGTGTAAAGATCCCATTCATTGTTACATTTTCGGCAAATTAGATGTTTAATAGCTCCCATAATGATAATTTTATTTGTTAGTATTTTTAATTCTGAGCGATTCTAAAGCGTTTTTAATGTTTTCCCTACCCTACTCCTATAATCACACGTAAACGGAAAAAGAGGGCAAACTGTGTAATTAATACAACGGTTCACCCTCACGGCAGATAGTACACAAATACTGAAAAAGATAACTATCTAACTTCTCTTTGACTTAGCAGATCATCAGCTACAGTGTAACCGTATATTTCTCCCAAAGTTAAACCAATCTGTGTTAATTGATCTACCTGAGGCATTAATTTTACATCAAACATATCTCCCAACATTTGATCATTTTCTGAAATATCATACAGTAAGCCTCTTATTGATGAAACTTCTGATATTGCTTTTTCAATTCTTGATCTCAGATCTATTGTTACCATCCGGTCTAATTCTGTTTCTTGATTATCAAGTCCGTTTCTTTTGTTGTTTGTTCCCATAAATTGTAATTTTTACTTTTCGATTAATTGATTTTTGTAATTATTATTAAAGTCCAATATATCAGCCTCAAACCCTTGAAATGCACCTTTGTAGTTTCGATCTTCCAAAGCTTCAAGTATATTGTTTATCAGCCTCTCATCAGTTGAATGTACCAGTACATTACTTACCATCTCATGCATCTGTTTTGTTGAATAATTTATTTCTTCTGTTCCCATATCGATTAATTATTAGTTAGTAAATAATAAACTTGTAATATACACCCATCAGAATTTGAAATATTATATACGCTTTGATAATACCCAGTACTACATCAAAAATACGATCTATAACTTTTTCCCTTTTCGTTTTCATAAGTGTAAGTTTGCCGGGTTATGATATAACCATATTTATAAAAGATACCACTATTCCCATCTGAACAAATAACACGATCATCACACCTATACACTCAAATACGCCTTTAATAATTGTCTTTACTATTGTTCTCATATTGTCTATTATTAAATGATTAATACTTTAATGGCTCAAAGATATAACGTGCAAAGTTATAAAACAACTGTAATTGCTTTTTTTATTGCGCTCAACATCATATTTAACTATAATTATATGATGTGGTACGTCATGAACACGCCTTTTTTACATATCTTTGCGTATAAACTAAAAAATATGGAACTATTGATTAAAGATATTGCCAAGGAGAAAGGAATTACCCTTAATGAAATTGCTGAGAAAGTTGGTATAACACAACCATCTATCAGTCGTATTGTGAACGGTCGTATGAACCCCACACTTGACACATTAGAAAAGATTGCTGACAGTTTGGGTGTAGGTATTACTGAACTGTTTAAAAGAGAGGATAAAGGCTTAATTTGCCCACATTGTGGAAATAACATAAAAGTTGATATTCAAAAAATGTAACAATCCTCTATTTTTTTATCAATAAGTGTGTTTACTGAACACACATCAAAAAAAAGATCCGGGTTTCTTTATTCCCGGATCTTCTATTTTACACTTCATTCATAATATTTATTATCCTATTTTTTGTCTTGAAACAGTCCAAATTTGTTTTGGAGCATTGTTTATATTGTATTTTACAAACACAAATGTCAACATATCTCCATCTATGCAATCATAATATGAGTTTTGTGATGAATCATCATAAATTAATTGCCCAGAATTAGCTAAAAACCTAATTGTACCGGTACCGGTTTGTTTTGCATACACAACTTGACCCTCATAGCCTGTAGTCGGCAGCCAAACATTCTTTGAAACGCCTGAATTTGTAATTCCTGAAACAAATGTAGCTTCATCAGTTAGAGTTGTATATGATGGTGAGCCATCATGAATATAAACAGTATCGAGAAATAGCCCTTTAGCTTTTAATCTTTCGAAATATCCCCCATAATGTGATGCTGTTCCACTATTGGAGGAACGCCCATAAACACCGGCGACAATGGTTTGTTCACCTTGAAACTCCCATTGATTATTAATATTAACCCCATACCCCAAACCAACAATAGATCCGTAATGTGTTCTTGTTGATAAAGATGGCAAAGCATTTGTTTTTGGGTTATTAGCAAAGATCCCCGAAGCTGACATATAAGCTACGCCCTTTGAATTTCTTGTTTCCACAACCCCCTGCGCTGCGTTAATTTTAATAGTTGAATTACCTGTTTCTAAAGACCAATCACCCCCTGACTGAGTACTCTCAACTAAGATCTGAGCCATTGAAGCATCCAGAGTAATCTTATTTCCACCTGTAGTTAGGGTAGAAACTATCTTTCCACCTTGCATGAACCAGTCACCAATATTGGCACCTTCGGCTAACAACAGGTTGGTTGCTATTGATTCAAATTCAGCGCCGAATGTATTCCATTTTGTCGTATCTGTCGGAAGAGATCCGGTTATGGTTCCGGCATCTATACGTGCAATGTAATATTGACCGCCATATTTAACGGCATCAACTCTGTTGTTTGTACCGTAATATGTGAGAGTCGAACCATACACACCCCTGTACACCAGTACCGGACTTTCACCTTTTGCTCCTGGTGCTCCATCCAAAGGTTTAATCCTTATTGGTGTACTCCAATTAACAAGTAACGCCCCGGATCCTGATTTTTTAGCTACAATCCACCAAACATATTCTAACGCTGTAGTATCTGGAACTGTAGTCGTCCATCCTATAGGATCCACATCTGTAGTAGTCAATGATGGAGGTGTTGATGATGATGTGTTTTTTGCATAGCGATATTCAAAATAATCACCTGTATCACCTGTATTACCCTTATCTCCATACGCTCCAATTACAACCGGGTCTGTGTTTAAATAAGTGCCATCTGTATACTTTATAAGTTCATAATTCCATAAATACTTATTTGTATTAGTGATTATTGCCTCGCTTGGGTCTGTTTTCCATCCGGGTGTATAATGTGTAACTCCTGTATTTACACTTGAAGCCATATAGAACTCAGTGATCTCGCTTATACCCCTACCATCTTTGCCATACGTGCCAATTATTACAGGATCAGTGTTAACAAATGATCCATCAGTATATTGTACAGATTCGTAATTCCATAAATACTTATTTACTGCTGTTAATGGTGCGTCAACTGGATCTGTTTTCCAACCCTGAGTGTAGTGAGTTATACCGGTGTTTAAATTGGTTGCTAAGTAAAACTCAGTTACATGATATATTCCAACACCTGTTCCCCCTTGTATTTTTAAAAGCCAATAAGTGCCATTTGATGGTGCTATACCAGTAATTGGGGCTGTATGGTTCTGCCTGTATACATTAATTGAACCGTTATACTGATATGAAACTTCATCACCTGGGTAATAAGTATATGATGGGTTGTAAAGCCCCCTGTATGAACCTATATCCGACAAATCCCCTGATTGTGACAACACCTTTACGTTTCTAAGCGTTATTTGATTTGCCTCTGTAACATTCCAATCTATGGAACTACTTGCATCCCCAATCCTAAACATATTACCGTCCAGATCCAAATAATTTTGCTTATCTGCTGTAATTATTCGACCTGTTGTAATAGTATTCCCGTTTATTCGAGTAAATCCGTATGTAGTTGTAAAATCTCTGAATGTAAAACCATCTTGTAGTGATCCAATAATTCCAACTTGAAAATAGTAGTTGTTTGGATCTGAAATACTCTCAGCTTTTATTTGCTGTTGTGTAATGTGCCAAACACCTACATTCGTAGTTTTAGAACATTTAGCATAAACATAGTAACCTCCTAAATCTGCTAAAACAACTTCGGTTTGCGACATATTCCATATCTTCTCAGAATCAGGATCAATTGTTAAATGAACCAACTGCCCGGCACTTGCTTTAAAATTGTTTGCAAGTCCTCCGGCATTTGCTTGTAGGATAACATCAACTAAAACAAACTGCTGAGATTTTGCACCTACTGTAAGCATATTTGTATCAACGCTCAAAGGTCTGATATTTTCCATATCAAAGAAATCATCAGTATCAAAGATCATATTCCTTAATTCCTCTGTAGTCCTCCACGCTAACCTTGCACGTGTCCAGTCTCTCAGCCTGTTGCGTACAATAACATTTTCATGTTCCAAAACATCCTGAACTGTTTCTGCAATAATTGAAATTGTATTTGTATCAGAGAGAGTTAACGTATAATCATGATCTTTTAATAAGTTCCTTTTTACGTTCGTGATTCTGATATTCTTTTCCAAATCAAAACGCTCATCTTTAACAGGTATATAGTCACCCGGTTTAAATAATGATATCTCAACATCATCAGACAAATTCTCAATAAAATACATTGGATCAAACGTCAACTCATATTGCACACGTGCCTGTTTTCTCATTAAGAAATCATTATATCCGGCATACCATAAATCCTCCTCAGCCTCATCAATATAAGACTGTGGCATAACAATATCAGTGAGCTTGTATTTGTCTCCAACTCCTATAGGAAATGCATCAGATGGAAATTTCAACCCCCTACTGTCTGTAAACTCAATTATGGTAAACGTTTTAGTAGCGTGATCATATTTTTCAATCTCGAATTGTTGACCTGCTAACATTCCAGATATGAATGTAATCTTTGCTGAAACACCGTCAATAAGATATAATGTGTTCTCATCACCATCTTTTGCGGTTAAATCAAACATCTCAGCATCAATAAAACTCAATGGATTGGATGGAATAATCTCCCCATCTTCTCCCTCTGTTGGTGTCGGTTTTGCAGTAACTTCACCTGTTCTTTGTGGGTATATTTGATCGTAATACTCAATATCCTCAACTACACCCCCCAATCTGTTACTAAGTTCTGTATCTTCAATAAAACGCCTTGCTTCACTGCTTATACCTATTGTTTCTGAGAATGCCGGTATAACAGTACCATCATAAAGTGTATGACTTTTTTTATTCTGTCTTGAAATTGGAAGTTGCAACCTTTCGGAATAATCTCTATAGTTGCTTTTAATGTTTTGAGTACCTCCCTCTATCCAAAGTCTGGATATTACAGATTTATCCCCTACCTTATTTTCTCTGAGTTTATAAAGTCCTTTTCCTTTTCCATATTCAAAATGTGAGTTACCACCCGGAGGGTTTATAATAGACCCATAACGTCCTACGTGAATGGTTCTTACTCCATTACTCTGTGTTATATGAAAGTCTTGGTTAAACTCCTTACAAATGGTCTGTAGTGCGTTTAAACAGTTCTGTTTAGAGAAACTCATCAATATAGGATCTGTTTCCGGACAATTGGCTGAATCGAACGCCCAAAGTCCTGGATAATCTCTGTTTACATTATTGACTACTACACTTATAAACTGTCTCAAAGTGTACGTTAAATCAAAAGTTGATCTACTTGAAACACCACTTACATTTGTATCTCTGTAAAGGCTCTTGATCAATTCAAACATTACACCGTGCAATGTAACTTCATAAATGTAATTATCATCAGATACAATTTCCCTTATAGCTGTAGTTCTGATATGGTACTCATCATTTACGATCTGTATCTTATCTCCTATTTCAAACTTTAAAAGTTCTTCAGATTTTACTGTTAACTTTATTGTATCACTACCCATTAATGTATGATCTTGGACTGCTTGAGTTAAAAAACAAAGAGGCTTTAAACTCATCAGTTTTATCTCTGATCCATCCCTTTTTTTAAGTATAATTTGATCCATATTATTTTAGTGTTATAACATTCATTATGTTTAATGATTTATAATCATCTGATTATTAGGGCTTACAAAACGGTGTTATCATTTTGATAATTGGCTGTGTTTTAACAATCTGACGAAATGTTTTAAAATCATTCATTTTATTAAAACTATATTCTTTAAACCCTGTAATCAGTTTCATTTTGCTATTTATTTTATTCAGTCAATCCACTGTTAATTAATGAACTTTCTTTGCTTTCAATTCTGCCTAATCTTGCATCAATACTTTCCAAATATCTGTTGTATCTTGTATTTTCTGCTATCTCTTTTTGATAGATAAGTGATTGTTTTAATGAATTACTTGAATCTCCCTGATTTATGATAATTGCATTTAATCTGCCAGCTATAATTGAACCAGTTTCTTCACTCATTTTATTTATTGCTCCGGTTAATGGATCCGCTTCTTTATCGGTTCCGGATTCCAATTCATCATCAGTTAACCATTTTTCCTTTCCTTTGAGTGCATTCTTAGCTATCAATTCAAGTTTGCGCTCATACTCATCAATCTGCTTTTGTTCATAAGCATCAATAACACCATCGTTTTTAATTGAATCAGAAATTAGTTGCATCATCTTTGTAACTTCACCGCTTAGATCACCTTTCAAAGATTCAATTATTGCCGTTCTGATAAGGTTTTTAATCACATTTGAGGACTTTTCAGCCGCATCTTCACCCTTTGCCCAGGCATCAGCATAAGCATCAGCAAACTGATCTATTGCGCTCTGTATATCCGTTCCCATTATTGCCTCAACAATGTTATATTTACGGTTTTCAGCGATCTCTTTTTCATTCTCAGCAATTTCATTCTGCCAGTCCTTAATTTTCTGTTTATCAGTTTTCTTTTTGGACTGTTCGGCTTGTATTTGTCTGCGAATGGCTTTATTCTGTTCCTCTAACAGTTTATTTTGTTCCTCGATCATTTCGCCCTTATCAACTCCATAAGCCCTTTCAATTTGATCAGCTAACTTTTTGTAACTCTCTGATAGCTTATCAACTTCCTTTTGTAGCTGTATGATCTGTTTCTCTTTTTTCTGATCGTGCATTCTGTTAAAGATCTGAACGGCATTTGCTAAACCAGTTGCTAAATCTTTAACCCCTCCCACTATATCACCTGAAATAATCTTTGCAACACCTGTTCCGGCTTGCGCTGTTGCACCCATCAGATCAGTAATGTTTGTTATGTCCTGTGATAACTGATCCTCACCGAATGAATCAGCCACTCCACCCAGTCCATCACCCACACTCTGAACCATATCATTAATGGATTCAATGGAGGCTATAACCTCCTGTAAAGCGATCTGAGATGCAACCTTAAACTTTTGCATTTCTTCGGGTGAAAGGTTATCCTGTTGTGCCTGTTTGAGTTCCTTTAATTTCCGGATATAGTCATTAAATGAGTTACCCAATACTTTAAACGGATTGGCTGATATTAACTTAGCTTTTGCCTCATTAAGTGATTCAACTAAGGCATTATAATCTACAGGATTAAGTTTCAGGTTGGTATCTGCTAACTTGGCTTCAATGTTTGTAACGATCCGTTCGATCTCTGAGGCTGTCAGATAATCCAAATTAACAAACAAGTTCTGCCAGTCATCAGACTGCTTAAGCATCTCTGCATTTAAAGCGGATAGCGCATCAGCTTCACCCTTATTAATCTTATCCAATAACTCCCGGTTGTATTGCACTTGCTTTTGAACCCTTAAAACATTATGTTCATTGATTATCTCAGTTTTGCGTTCCTCATACGTTTTAAAGTCATTCAATAACTTTTCCCGGATCTGCTTTTGGTTATCATCTTGTTTGCCCTGAACAAACAGATTTGCGTTTGCAATATTATCAGCTCCTACTATACCAGTTTTACCATCTTCAAGTTTTTTCATTGCCTCACTTACCAGTCCTATTTTTTCTGCTAAAGTGGTTGCGCTCTGAATGGAATTATCCAACTCAGTTTTAAAAGATTCTAAAGCTGATTTTTCACCTGTCAACTCGCTTAATTGTGTCTTAACAGTATGCAAAATGTTATTATCAGCATCTGTAAGGCTCCCGGATTTGCTCTTTAAATTGAGTTGTTGCAACTGATTTTCCAAATAGTCTTTATATGATTGCCCCTCATTTAAAAGTTCTGAGAAACGTTTATTTGCAACATCGGATCCCATATTTTCAACCCAACGCCAGTAAAGTTCATACTGTTCTTTTTTGTAGTTTATTTCCTCATTAAAGAGTTTATTTTGTGCTTTTAAGTACCTATCATTCTCTAAATTACGTCTGCTTTCAAAATCTCCTTTATCAGTTGGCGTTTTGGATCCGGATTTCTTTAACTCAGCTTCCTCCCTTTCAATTGATAACATATTTTGTTTATGTTCCAGTTCAAGGATTGCCAGTCGTTTTTTTGATCCATCTTCCATAACATCAATCTTTGCCTGTTCAAGTTTCATCTGCCTATCTATGATGTCATTATTTAATGAATCTGAACCTTTACTACTTAAACTTACACCTGTTAGATTTGCTAATCTCTTTTCAGCTTCACCCAATTGTTTAACCTTTTCATCTATAGCATCTGCAAGGTTATCATTTACAACTTTGCCGGATCTCATATCATTGATTTCTCTGTTTAATATGCTGATTTCCTTTTGAGTATCTGCTATTTGTTGTGTGTAGGTTCTTGCTGTTTTTGTATTATCTTCTATCCATATAGATGTTGTTTTGATTTCTTCATTCAGTTCCTCGATGATCCCGGCTGTTTTAGATGTTGCATCTTGCATTATCTTATTAGCTTCCTCGGTAGTATATTCTTCATGTATGTAAGTTACTGTTTGCCCCCCTATTGTTGAGGACCCGGACGAATAGGAACTTGTTTTGCCTTTTTCAATCTTTTGCTGTGCTGATCTCTCATCAAGTCGTTTCTGCCTGTAAGCCTCTTCTAATTCTTCTTGTACGGCTTTTAGTTTGATCTGCTTTTCAAGTGCTTTTAAATACTCATCAATTGCCAGTGTGTTATTGTGTATCAATACGCCCTCATCTGTAAGCATTGCATTATATCCCGGAATGATTCCTTTTAACTCTGATAGTGCTTTATTCCGTTCGTTATATGAAATATTAGAGTTATTGATAACCTTGTTAAGCCTGTCAATCTTTGAGGCTTGTTTATCAAATTCCTCACTTGCTTTCTCACTTGCTTTTGTAAGTCCAACTACTTCATCTTTTGCCTCTTTATGTTTCTGATTTAATAATGAGAATGCAGAAATAAGCAACCCTACACCTGTTAGAATCCAACCCAAAGGATTTGTTTTCATTGACGCCCATAAGGCTCTCATTGATACGGTTAACCCATTTGTAACACGTGTTAACAGGGTTGTGGCTCCAACATTAGCAACCTTTGAGGCTGTGGAGGCTTGTATGGCTGTACTCTCTAATTGTGCTTTTTTAGTGTGAAATTCAGTTGAGGCTGTTAACGCTGCTTTTCGTGCAATTGATTGATTTTCAACGGAACCCTCATATTTTCTTTGTGCAACGGCTATCTTTGATGCATCATTACTTTGTTTTGCCCAGTAAAGTTCATATCTCGCTGATTCTGCCCTTTTTATTGCAAGTGTAGCAACTTCTTTGTTACTGATCATACGTGCATACGATGTCTTAACCTCAGCCCTTAAATTATCCAGTACGGCTTTTGTATGTGCAATTGTTGCAGTCGTATCTTGCTTGGTTGCTATGATCCCAGCATTAACCAATCCTATTTTTGCCTGTTTAACTGTATTATCAATCAATGCAATCCCGGTATTTCCTTTTGTTGCTAAAGTGTTTGCAACTATAGCGGCTCTGTAGGCTCCGTATGCTATTGCAATAGCTTTAATGATCCTGAGTACACCATCCAAATTTTCTACTAAATAAGTGGCTCCCTGAATACCCTTTGCAAAAACATCTTCATTATCCTTACCCAATTTATTAAGTGCCACATCCCAGGCATCCCCTAAATTAGCGATCATACCGGTTAAAGATTCAGATTGCTTATTCATAAGGTTAAAGAATTGACCGCCTGAATCTGTCATTTTAGTAATCACTTTCTCAACATCTGAAAAGCCTATTTTCCCGGCTGTAACCATCTTATTAATCTCATCTGTAGTAACTCCATACATTGAGGCTAATTCTTTGGCTAAAGGGATTCCACGCCCCATAAATTGGCGCATATCCTGAGCGTATAACCTACCCTGTGTCATTGTGGTACCATACAGATAAACCATATCACCCAAAGGAACAGATAACCCGGAAGCTATATTTCCCAGTCTTATTAAAGTGTCGTTCACCTTTTCAGCTTCAAAACCGTATGCAAGTAATTGTTTGGCTCCCATTGCCACACCGGTTAAATCAAACGGCGTTTTAGCTGCTGTATCGATCATCTGATTCATCAACCTTTGGCTCTTTGAGGCACTACCTAACATTGTTTCAAATGCAATCTCTAATTGTTGGAATTGCCCCCTTACCTGAACAATGCTACTTGCAACTTTTGAAAGTCCGTTTGCTATTAGATAGGTTACTATATATTTGGCACCATTCCGGGCAAAATCCAGTATTGAGGATTCAGCCCTCTCTGATTCATACCCTATGTTTGTTGAGGATTTCCGGATCCTCCGCTCCATTGCCTCAGCAGATGCATTAAAATCATCTATATCCAATGTTGCCTTAAATGCTAAACCTCCATCTCTATTTTGACTCATAATCTCTATTTTTTAGTAATTTGTAATCAGTTGGTTTTTTAACGATTAAGTGATGAAAAAACAATTCTATTAAACATAATGCTAATTATAAGAATCTCGTTTACATTAATTAATTTTTCAGTTTGCTTATTTTCACCGCTTTATCTCTGTTTTAATTTTTGTGTGTTTATGAGCGTAATATTTAACTTAAATTCGTCTTAATATTAAGTTTAATAACGTTTCATTTCGTTAATTTATGGAGGTTGATTTTTCCTGTTTTTTTCCCTCTTTTCTGCTTAATTTTTCACTTTCAATCCTTGTAATTTCACTTTCAACCAGTTTATTAATTTGATCTATTGTAAATGTTGACTTATCATCTAACATCTCATCAATCTGTTCCACTACATCAGCAACATCATATAATTCAGCTTCACGATGCAAAATATCGTTTAATATAATGATCTCGTTTTTAGTTAATACATTGAGATTTACGTTTATATGGTTCTCAATCTTATTAGCTGATTGATTGACTATAACTGTTTGAGTTTGATATCCCGGCTTACCGAAACAACGATCAAGAATAGAGAAAAGAGTTTTTGTGTTTTTACTTTGTATGTCTCCAAATAAGGCTGAAATTACCCCTATTATCCAAACTGGTACATCAGGTTTCTTTGCAAGCTCTTTTAATTCAGATACAGTTAGGGTTACCAAATAGAGCATTATATCATAAAACTCTTTTCTACCCATCTCCTCCCCTACTTCTTTGGCTTTAGATGCTACTTGCTTATACAAAGTTGGCTTTCTGCCGGCTGTTTTGGGTTGCTTGTTTGGTGTAAATCTCCCACCAACCCTATTTCCCGGCTTAAATCTGCCCCTCTCATCTCTATCTCGATTCATTGTATTCCCTCCGCTGATTTACCGCTGATTTCGGCTTTATTTTATTCTTGTAGCTAAATTTTCCTTATTGAGTGTAAGGTTTCCCTCATCATCTACCTCCAATATTCCATCATTATAAGCATCAGGATAAGCAATTGGATTAATACCTACCTTTGGCGCATAATGTACGTATGTTCCGGATTCTCTTTGTTTATCTACCATCTGATCGTAATTTGTTGATCTTGCTCCTTTGAAAATCAGATCACGTAATTTTTCATTCTCCCGGATAACAACTTTTTGCTGTTCAAATATTGCCATCCTGTACTCAGAATCCTCTAAATAGTAAGTATGCTGTTCTCTGAGTTTATTCAAGTAATCCGGATCAGTTGAGGCTTTGAAATTCTCATCAAAAACGATATTGTCAAAAAAGAATGAGGGTTCTATTTCAGAATTGTACATTCTTTCGTTTGCGGACATTGCCAGTCTGTAACCTTTTTCAATCAATTTCATGTATTCAGCCTCAGCATACTTTGCAAATACCGGTGCCAGTGTTTTAGAATCCGCTTTTGCCTTGTCCTTAAAGTAATTTTGAAGTGTTGATGGTGTGCTTATAATTTCAAAGATCAGATCCTTTGTCAAGTTCACCCCTATAGTTTTGAGTTCGTCTGTCAATGGTTGCACGTAATCCCTTACGAAATAACCTAAAGATCCTATTCTCTTGTTATACTCATCTTTCTCAAAGTACAATACTGTTTTTTCTGCTATATTTTTCTCCATAATTATAATTCTTGTTTGATTAATAAATACGTGTTGTTATCTCTTTACCAGTGATATGGTTTTCTATTCCATCCGGTAATTTTAAAGTTTGAGTTTCAGTAATAATTTCAACTTTGATGCTTATTTTATGTTTTTTAGCAAAGATCTCAACCAGTTCCAACAATTGGGCTTCCAGTTCTGCTTTACTTGCAATTACTTTGCTCAGATCCCTTTCATAGATGTTTAAATTCTTTTCCATAACCTCTTAATTTTTAAATTTCTTATATACTTATTGATTAAACTCTCAGTGATCTTTAACCTCATCTTGGTTTCAATGTCAAACATCCAGTTCCACAAATCCGGGTTGTGTTTTGGCTTTGGTCTGTCGGCAAACTTCATGAGTTGCTTTTCAGGGATCTTGTAAACATTGATAGGTAGTTCAAGGAACACGTAATTACTTATATAATCCCTGTGTTTTGAATCAAACATCTTTTCCTTATCAAAGATCCAATTCAGATAGCCGGGATCATCAAACAGCCCCAAAGGCACTTTATACCGCTTCTTTCTAATTGTCTTTAGTAAATTCATCTCATCATTGATTTAAAATGTTATTAAACTCTGCGTGTCATACCGGCTGAGTTGGGATTGAATCCCTCCGGTGCTAAAATACTTTCTAAAAGATCATCTGAGGGCTTTTCTATAGCTTTGATCTTTTCGGGATCTGTAGTTCCGTATTTCTTCATTAAGTACTCATCTTGGATATCAGCCGGTGTTTTCTCTTTGCCGGAATTAACGGCACCATCGATCATGGTTTGTAGCTCTAATAACTCACTCTTAAAGCTTTCGAGTTCTTCAACTTCTACACCGTTTTTACTCATTTCCTCTAATCTTGATGTTAATACATTAAGACGGCTCTCAACTAATTTTCTTTCAATTGCATTCATAATAAAAAAATTAAAAATTTATATTTATATACTTAATAATATGTTACTCAATCTCTCTTAAAACTCATTATATTCTTTGTTACTGGAATTATCAACAGCCGGGTGACTTGACATCATACGTGCCATTACTGACCTTTTGTAATCGTCACTAATTCCTTGTTCCCGTGTGATTTTATTGCTATGATCCACCATTGGAAACACACCTGACCAGTTATTTTTTACAGATTGCTCAACTGCTGTTTGAAATGCAGATGGATTGCCTTGACTTTCTTTTTCTATGGTTTTGAAAAATGATTTGAAACTTCTATCGGTTTTATACAACTGTCCTTTTTCACGCTTATATAGTAGCCACATTTCAACTGATTTTCTCCAACTCTCAGGAACCGAATTCAGATAACTTTCTATTTTATCAGATGAACTTTTTTTATTTTCAGAATCACCCTTTATTTTATAATTATCAATATCTGTTTCTGTATCTGTATCCGTATCTGTATCCGTATCTGTATCCGTATCTGTATCCGTATCTGTATCCGTATCTGTATCCGTATCTGTATCGGCTTTTTTGGGTTCCTTTGGGTTATCTTGGGTTTCCAAATAACCCACTGGGTTTTTTGGGTTTCTTGGTCTCCCTCCCTTTTTCCCGTTTTCCCTATTACGTTCAACAATAGCTTCATATTTTCTTGTATTTGAATCTATTGATATTCTGATAAAAGTGAATGCCATTAGTACCATTGGAGGTAATTCTTGCATCACTTCTCCAGTAATATGGTAATGGAAAATCGCATCAAGTAATACCCCTTTGTCTGATTGCGATAAATCCTTTATTGCTTCATATTGTTGTACATATATTATAATCCCGTCTCTTTTCATATCTAAAATTTTATATATACAATTGATTATCGCCTTTTAGGCTTTAGCTTCAGCTGTCCGGTTAGCAAGCTTTCAATCAATACAAGGGATTCACCCTCGAAAATGTTGTTATGTTTGGTGTGAATTTCTTTGTTTAATTCATACCTCTGTATCAGTAATTTTTTTGCTTCCTCAATCATAATAGTGTCCTCATCTTTTGCATATTACTTAAATTCACTTACCTTTGCCCTGTTCTATATTGTCTGGAATTTCTAATCTCATCATTTAGAAATTTTAAAAAGCCCCCACTGCCATACGCTCATAGTGAGGGCTTTTTTATTTCATTAGTCAATCCAATATATTTTGAATCTGACATCTTGCTTTTGAATGCAACGATCAAGTACATTAATACCTTTATCTCTCAGATAACGAATGTAAGATCGCGGATCTGCGTAACCCAGCGCATTTGTAAGTTCCGTTACTGATCTTTTGCCCGACTTTAACAAGTTGTACACGTTTATTTGCCTCCGGGTTAGTCGTACCGGTTTGTAGGTGAACTCATCCACTTTTACATGGATAATTTGAAATTTTGGTTCTTCATTGCTTGGTTTTGGTTGTTCTGCTTTCATTTTGCTGTGATTTTTAATGTTACATTACTTTATCAATTTCATCAAATCCGACTTTTTATATCGGATGTTATTCCCAATTCTTATGTGAGGAACGATATTCTCTTTTTTCCATCTGTGGAGTGTAGGCTTGCTACATTTCAGTATCTTACACGCCTCCTCTGTAGTGTATAATACCTCCTCATCCTTTTCTTTAATTTCAGGTGTATTTACCCTCTCAGTCGGGATCATTTCCTCTAAAAGCTCCCTTAAATCGTTCTTGCTTATTATTAAGATATTATCCATAATCTTATTTTTTCACCTCCTGTTTGTTTTGCTTTATCCATTTAGTTAGATCCTCTTTATCAATAAAAACCTGTCCGTTGGTTGGCTTATAATGTGGTATCTCATTTCTTGAAATTTTGTTATACAGATAAGATTTTTTAAACCCGGTTAAGGTTGCTACTTCATTTAGTGTATAAGTTTCTTTAGTAGCAAGTATCAGCATTTTCAACAATTCTTGAATTTCTTGGATTTCTTCGATATTCATAATTTTATTCCTTTAAAATATTTTTATTTCAAAGATAAGTAAGTGGGAGGCGTTAACTGTGTGAATATCAAACAAAAAACGCCAACTAAAAAGCTGGCGTAAATGTGTTAAATGGTTAGTATATAAAGGTTTAGAGTTGGTGTATTTATTTTGGTTTTGTAAGCATTTTCATAGGTTTTCCGTTTTTGTCAAGGAAAAGATCCTTAACTTTTTTGCGTGCATTTGTCAAACTGACCTGTGTTTTTCCTTCGTGTTGTGTCTCAATATCCTTTAATTCAAGATACAATCTTTCTTTAGTATGGAGCCATTTAATAGGTTGATAAGGCTGTTTGTGTGATGGTATTCCATCACCTTTAAAAGCATATTTAAAATAGTCGTAATCTGTCTCTTTTGGTATGCATTCACCCTTTCTTAAATTATCAAAAATCTCTGTAAGTGTTGAAATATCTATCTTAAATCCTAAACTTGTGGGGTTTGGATCTTGCTTTCTAATCTCTTTAAGAAATCTATTATATGCATAATAATCTCTCATAAAGTCAGTTAGATCAACCCTCATAAAATCTGTAAACTCATTGTCTGTTTTTTTTGTGATATTCCATACAGAATCAAAGCATCTTATTTTATAATAAAAATCAAATATTAAAGAAGTGTTGATTTTGGGACAACCATCATTTCTCCAAGCATTACCAATCATTGACCTTTGACCAACTTTTTTTATCAACTCATATTTCTTTGAAGTATAATACTCCATTGCGCCCTGTGGATAATTTAAAGCTTCTACATTATGTTTGGCTTCATGATATAATGGCTTAGCCTTAATATCTTGTATTACTTTTGTTATTGTATCTTTTATTTTCGGATCAATCTCTATATTGTCGTAATTGTTCATAATCAACCTATTTTTTTAAGTTTTTTAGCCACATCCTTAGCGTTATCTTCTCCGGACACCTTAATATATTTCATAAATGCTGTTTCTGATTTATGCCCTGTAAGCATCATTAATTGAGTAGATGGTATTCCACGCCTATAAAAGTTAGTTGCAAAGCTTCTACGTGCTGTATGTGATGTTATCAGATCATGTTTAGGTATCTGAGTGGTAACTCTCATTTTGCCTTTCTTGATCTCAGCCATTATAGGCTCATTTATTTTTGCTATCTCACAAACTTTCTTAATCTCTCTGTTGTAATGTTGATCTGTAGGAATTTTGGGTAATTCATCAGGGTATTTATTCAATACCGTTTGTAGTTCATCTGTGACTGGTATAGTCACTTTCTTGCTTGTTTTTTGTGCTATGATGGATAACAGTCCATTTTTAATATTGCCTTTCTCTAATCGCTTTAAATCGCTTATTCTTAAACCAGACCAACATCCAATAATAAACAGATCCCTGATCTCTGACAACCTTTCATCACCCATTTCAGCATCTGTTATTTGTTGTATTTCAGATTCATTCAAATATACGTGTTCAGCCTCCTCTTTATTGACTTTTGCAAATAAGGACTTCCCGGACACGGTTTTTTTAAAGTCTTGGTTAACTTCAAGATTATCCTGTAGATCAGCATAACCCAAAAACACTTTTACATTTTTAATTACTTTGTCGATGGTGGATCCTTTCATATCCTGTTCTGTTTTAAGGAACTCCACTAAATCTAAATAAAACTCATATCCCATACTTTTCCAACTAAGACTTTTTCCTGTGTAGTTTTGAAATTCTTCAAGGTGGTTATAAGTGTTATTGTAATCTTTTTTCGTGCCGGCTGTTACCTGTGATTTCTCAATATAGGTTTTTATAAACTCCATTGGTGCAACGTAATCAGCCTTAACTTCAATTTCTCTTTCTTTATTGAGTATGCTGTTTAACCTGTCATCACTCTTTAACTCACTTTTAAAGTTGTCATAAGTAAGCGTTTCACTATATTCAAGCTCGCTGTAAATTTGCTCAATCCTTATACAAGCATCAGATATTTGTCCGTTAACAAAACTATTGTTCCGGGTAATACGAGTTTTGTTATTCCAATCCTTAGGTTTAACGGTTAATCCGGTATAATAATCTATAGGAACATATTTTTTACTATTGTAGTACTGGATCCGTTCCGTGCCATCTTCCAAAATTACTTTTTTAGGGTTCACTTTTTCAAATGATCCGAAATGAATCCTTAAAATAATAGATCTTGTTTGACCTTTCGGTGAAATGAGTGCTCTAATTTTCATACTATTGATATTTGTTTTTACAAATGTAGTATAAAACAAACTCTCACACGAATTTTCACACGAATAAATGATAATTATTTTAATTCTTTTTTGTTTTGTTTGTTTTTGTGTTTCTGGAATGTACTGCAAAACAGACTCTTATAAAAGTAGTTAGGTTAAAATTACTATCAATAAATATTAAATATTCAAGTCCTGGTGGGACAACAACAAAAACGCTATTACTCTGACAAAATAGATTAATAGCGTTTTTATTTTCCTAATATGCGA